GCTATTATGATGGAATGTGGCACATCGCCTGAAACTTATAAGCGAAACCGAAAAGCTTTAATCAACCTTGGTTGGATTAAAACTAATGGGAATAAGAGAGTTTACTTGACTAACAACGACCTTACTGGAGATGACTTTTAAATGACTAGATCAAAGTGTGAGGTAGTTCACGCCTGCGGGCGTACTGGTTTGACTCACCTCACCCCTAAAATGCAGGCATTTTACCCATCTAAAGATGGGATCGGGGCGACCTGCGCTGAGGTGCACGCAGCTTGGTCGTCTGACCATCCACGAAAGAACCTCTGCTGAGAACCTTTCGATAAGGTCAATGGGTGAGTCAAATTGATATATACCCGACCACCCACCCCTATATTGGCCGCCTTCGGCGGCAGTGTATAGCCGCGCCTTCGGCGCGGCTGAAAGCTTGACTGACCGCGTACGCTATCCACAGTCAAGCACTAAGGAGCGTGTGTTAGTGATACAATGATTAGGTTATGGTTAGTCGAGTCTTGATTGGGTGGGTGTATGTATATATCCAGCCCAAGAGATAATTTTATTATAAAATTTTATTAAAATAATTTTGGAGGATTGGTTGTTATGAATGCGAGAGAGTGGATTCGTTATTTTGTTGAGCGTGATGATTGGGCCGGGCGTAAGTTGCGTAAGGATGAGGTTCCTCTTCCTGGGTGGTTTTATACTCGGGAGTACGTAAAATGATTGAGAAGGGTTGCGGTTGTGGTGGAACTCTTGTTCCTTTTAGAGTGTATTATGGTGATCGTCAGAAGTATCGTTGTGATACTTGTGATGAGTGTTATGTAGATGTGGAGGATGATGAGAATGAAGTTGTATAATGTGTGGTGGCCTCCGGGTTCGCCTACTGGTAGGATTTTGGATGTTGTCCCGGGCAATACGAAGGTTGAGGCTATGGATTATTTGATTGCTAAGGTTGCTTTGGTTGAGACTTCGATTGTTGGTAAGGAAAAATGAGAGGCGAAGAAGATTTTTTGACTTGGACTGATTGGGATTTGACTCTTAAAGAGTTGAAGAATGAGAGGCGAGTTTCTGCTATTCATTTGCAGATGATTAAGTCTAATATTGAGGCTGTTATAGCTTTGAGGGATAGACTTCCAAAGCCTGAAGTTAAGGAGGATGAGAATAATTGCACAGGATAATTGGCGTTGGGATAAGTGGCAGCGTAGAGTTTTAGATCATGAAGGTAACATAACTATTCGAAGTGGTCGACAAGTCGGAAAGAGCGAAGTTATATCAGCGAAGGCTGCTAATTTCGCTATGAAGTACCCGGGCACTACGGCTCTTATTATTGCTGCTTCACAGCGTCAATCTTCTTTGTTGTTTGAGAAGGTTAGGGCTAATTTAGATGCAGAGGATGATATTTATGAAGAAGAACCAACACTTACAAGAATTGTGCTTAAGAATGGAAGTAAGATCTATTCGTTACCAGCTGGAAGGACTGGATACTTTATTAGAGGTTTTACAATCGACCTCCTCATCGCGGATGAAGCAGCGTATATTCCTGAAACTGTCTGGCTCGCTGTTACGCCAATGCTTGCAGTCTCTAGAAAGCTTAGAAAAAAAGGTTGGACAGTCCTCTTAAGCACTCCTTTCGGTAAAGGTGGTTATTTTTACAATTCCTTCACTGATCCGGACTTTTTACAAGTTCACGTATCTAGTGAGGATTGTCCTCGTATTCCTAAAGACTTTTTGAAGAAGGAAAAGGAGCGTATGACTAAGGCTCAGTACAGGCAAGAATATCAGGGTGAGTTCACTGATGAATGGAATCAGTTCTTCCAAACTGCACTTATAAAAAAGTGCATGACTTTCATTGAGTGGAGTAAAAAAAAGGATTACGATAGCAGCGCAAGATATTATCTTGGCGTTGATATAGCTCGTTACGGAGGTGATGAGAATGCATTTGTTATATGCGAATTGCAAAAAGACAGGATTAAAATCGTTAGGTGCTTTTCTACCGATAGAATTTCCACGACTGATACCATCGGTCGGATTATGGCTATCAATGACGAGTACGGGTTCAATAGGATCTTCGTCGATGACGCTGGTGTCGGAGGGGCGGTCACTGATATACTTATAGAAAAACTCGGCCGAAAAGTTGTTGGTATTAATAACGCTTCTAAGCGTTTACAGATACAAGGTGAAGAGAAAAAACGAGGTATTTTGAAGGAGGATTTGTATTCCAATGCTCTCATGCTTATGGAGGTTAATAAGTTAGAGATGATAAGTGATTTGGGTCTGTTAAAAAGTTTGAAGTCTATTACTTATGAGTACACTGGCGGTTTAGGTGTTAGAAATCTTAAAATCTATGGTGATTACGCTCACTTAGCTGAAGCTTTAGTTCGGGCTTGTTGGTGTATTAAAGATCGTGGTTTGTCTTTATACATTCAGTGAACTTATAGTTTAAATAAGCGTTGTTTGTCAACGCATAAACCACAAGTTATATATAGTTAAGTGATTAAGGAGGTAAATATGGCTGAAGAAGGCACATTATGCACTAATACGGAAATTGTTCATAAAGCTGGTGTTGGCGTTAGTGCCACTGCCATATCTGAGGCTTATACTAACACTTTTATTACTAATGCTGAGGCTGTTATGAGTTCTATTTGCAGAGTTGATTGGGTTGATAAACACTCACCGCTCGGGCCTAATATTAAGAAAGTTCTTGAGTCTGTTGCTTCTGATTTGGCTGCTATTTATGCTATTCAATGGGATATGTCCGGTTACACTTCTCGCACTGAGGCTGAGGATATGATTAATGTTTTGCGTGATTCTGCTCTTAGAGGATTAAGTGTGTTAAGAGATAAAAAAACTCAGACTTTTATTTTAAACGATTTATAATGGTATTTGATCATGACTACAAAAAGTTCCCGGAACTCACGAACAAGCAGTTGCAAGAGTTTGGTTTTAGTTCGCCTTTTCCGCAGATTGAAGAAGATTTTGAAGCGTTTGTTGTTAAGGTTCACGATGGTGACACTATAACTTTAAGAGTTGGTTTCCGTGATTTTGATTTTCCTCTTAGGTTTTTAGGAATTGACGCTCCTGAATTGAATGAGGGCGGGGACTTAGCTAGGGATTGGTTAAAAAACAGGATTTTAAATAGTGTTGTTCAAATTAAGATTGATAAGTTTAATCGTGTTGGTAAGTACGGCAGGTTACTTGGTGAGGTTATCTCTGGTGGTTTGTCTGTTGGTGAAGAAATGATGCATTTGGGTTTAGTGTCTGAGTTTGGTAAAAAAGACGAGGGCGCAATTCCTGATATTAATAAGGATTTGAGGATTAAATGGCAGGATTATTCGGAGACAGGACAGTTTTAGACGAGCGTTCACAACTTCATGAGCGTTGGTTGCAGGAGGATGCAACTCATGTTCATATTGAGGAGTCTGTTGTTGCTGATGAAACAATTTATACAGTATCTTCTGGTAAAATATTATATGTTAAAGATATTTTTGTTACAATGACTGTTGCAGGTGTTGCTAATGCATCTCTTATTATTAGAGATAGTGGTGATGATTTAATTAGGATTGAGGTAGAGAATTATGTAAAAGGTGATGTAATTCAATTCACAACTGATGTACCTTTCAAGTTTGATACGTCTGTTTTCATAAATGAGAATAGTGCCGGAATTGGTGTTCATATTGTTATGACAGGGTGGGAAGAGTGAACATTCTTTCTTATGTGGTTAAGGGTAATATGATTCATTTGACTACTGATCATAAAGATTATAAAGATTTTGTTTATTTTAAAGATAAGTTTGGTACGAAAACTGCATTGTTAGCTGAGATTAATAAAAAGGTTGTTGAAATGGATAAGAAAAAAACAAGAAAAGCCGTTAAGTATAATAAATTGTTGGAGGAGTTAAATGCCTGATACCGCTATTGGAAACGCTGAAATTGCTGCTTTAAGCAATGCTATCACTGATTACAGTGTTGATCCTATTAGCACTGATGGGATTGAAGATCAAGAAGAAACCACTTGGCAGATGACCGAGTGGTCGCAGAATTTTGGTTATTATAAAACTATTCCTGAGTTGCAGACTGCTGTTGATGCTAAGGCTAATTGGACTTTAGGAGCTGGTTTCACAGCTGAGCCTATGACTGAGTTGCTATTGTCTGGTATTTCTGGTTTTGGTAAAGACTCTTTTAATTCTTTGTTAACTAATATGATTAGAACTTACACTGTTGGTGGTGATTCTTATGCTGAGGTTATCAGAGACGAAGATGGTGTTATTACTAATTTAAAACCACTCGATCCTAGCTCTATAGTCATTGTTGCTGGTAAGAATGGTCGTTTAAAGCGTTATGAGCAAGTTAGTAAAGTTAAGGGTAAAACTAATAAAAAGTTTAAGGTTGAGGACATTTTTCATTTATCTAGAAAGCGTATTGCTGATGAAATTCACGGAATTTCTGTTGTTCCTTCTGTTGAGTGGATTATCCTAGCTCGTAATGAGGCCATGTCTGATTGGAAAACTGTGTTGCATCGTAACGTTTATCCTTTATGGATTTTTCATTTAGATACTGATGACCCTACTGAAATCGCTGCTTTTAAAGGTAAGCAGGATGCTGCTAGGGCTTCCGGTGAAAATATGTATGTTCCTAAAGGGGCAGTTGTTCCCGAGTTGGTTACAACCGCAGCTAACGCAAGTCTAAACCCCCTTACGTGGATTAACCAATTGAATGATTATTTCTTTCAAGCGGTCAACGTGCCCCAAATTATTATTGGTAATGCTAAAGAGTTCACAGATGCTAGCGGTAAAATTGTTTATTTGTCTTATGAGCAAAGTGTTAAAGGTGAACAACTTTATATTGAAGAACAATGTCTTAGTCAATTAAGTATTGAAATACAACTTACTTTCCCTGCGAGTTTACAAAATGAGTTGGTTAGTGATACCCCAGCAATGGAGTTGGAAGAAGAACCTCAAGAATCGGCTGTTCAGCCTAATGATGTTACTTCAGAACTGGAGGGTAAACAATGAAAATATCGGTTGATGAGCCTGTTGTTGAATGGCGACATATTTGTGTTGGCATAATTTGTTTGACTCTTTTAGAATTGTTTGCATTGTATAAAGGTATTAATGGTTTTGTGTTAACTGCTGTTATTGCTATTATCGCAACTTCGATCGGTGTTGCTATACCTGCTAATAAATTGGTGAAAAAATAAAATGCCTACTTACGAATTCCGTTCAAGTCCTAATAAGAAAAAAAAGACTAAGAAAAGAACTACTGCTGCTGATCTTATTAAAGCTCACAGAGCATCAGGTAGTACTGATGTTAGAGATTTAAGAGATCGTGCTGAGAGATCAAGAAGGAAAGACAGACCTAAGAAACGATCTAACGCTGCTGATCTTATTAAAGCTCACAGAAAGTCTGGTAGCAAAGATATTAGAGATTTGCGTGATAGGGCTGAAAGGTCTCAGACTAAAGAGGAAATTAGTAGTCGTAAAAGGACTAATGTAAAAACTGATCCGAGTAATTTTGTTACTCTCCCTGAAACTGTTGATAAGCAAACTGTCACAAGAGCCCAGTTTGATAAAATAAGGGCTGGTACATTAAAGGTTAATGCAGATTTGCTTCAGGCGGTTAAATCTGGTAATGTTAATATTACTGAAGAGTCGTTTATTGATAAAGTTCAAAGAAATTTTGGAATAGGTGGTCTTGGTGCTGAACATTATTTAGCTGCTTTTGGTTTAAGTGTTTTTGGTAGTAGTGCGGCAGCCGGCCCTGCTGCTGTTAGAGGTGTTAATGCGGCTGCTTTGGCAAATAGAGTTCCTATTGGAGCAGGTGGTGGTTTCGTTGCAGATGCTGTAGTAAAAAGTTCTTCTTTAAATTATGCTCAACAAATCGGAGCTGCTTTTAATAAACATCCATTTGTTACAACTGCTTTAGGCATAGCGATATATACTATAATTAAAGAAGGACAAAGCGGTAAAGTTTTAGGCAAATTCGTTGGACAGGAAGAAGCCGCTCAAATGGTTAGTATGCCTAAATGGTTAGGTTATGAACAAGCTATAGAGTCTGGTGATTGGACAGTTTTTGATGAAGCCAGAGCTATTGAAGATGCGTTATATGCTGATCAGGCAATGTGGGATGAAGTGGTTTCTAATATTCCTTGGGCTAATGCTTTAGTTGGTCTTGAAAAGTTTAGAAGAACGGGTATTGCTACTGCTGCTTTATGGGATCAACTTAAATCTGATGCTATTACACAAAGAGAAAATGGTGAATCTGATGAGGAAAAGTGGAGTAGAATAAATGATCAAAGAGCAGAACGCGAAAGGGA